AAGGTCTACTTTCTACAAAGAGCTTCTTGATTATCGTTTCAGTGTCCTTTTCACAAGAAAGAAAAGATGAATGAAACGGACCAACAAACCCATTCATTTTAGCACCTCTCATATCAGTCTCCTTTTATCTCTTAAAATGACTGGACTGCAATTTCTTGCTCAACCTCTGTACCATCACTACTTGTATATTTTAAAATAAATTTTGTAGGTTTTCCTGTCAAAATTTCTAAAACACACGATGTTTCTGTCATATTAGTAATTTTAACTTTACTAGAGTTAACTGTCCAGGCTCCATTGGTAAATCCAACAATAGAATAAGACAAATCTGTGTCATAACCATAAACAAGAAGCGGACCTTCGATGTGTGGTTGTGTAATATCTGGATCATCAGGCGTTGGATCAATCTCCTGATCTTCCATATCATTATCATGCCATTCATCTAAATAAACATCAATAAGAAAATCACTTGAATATTTATCAGTAGCGACAACTTTCCAATTATGTTCTTCTTCTATTGTTTCACCAGTTTCAACATCAGGATATGACAATTTAATCTTTACTACTTGATGCCTAGTAAAATATCTAATAGTTTGACTATTTTTAGCAACTTGAATTACTAAAGAATAATTTAAATTATTCCAAGTAATATTATGCTTTTGTTGCCATTCAGTAGTTGATTCAACTGGCCCCCGCACAATTGCCCAATATGTTTTTCCATCAATATCTAATTCATAATCTGCGCGAGTAATAATTCCTCTGAAGTAAGCCTCTTCAGTATGTTGCTGAAGATTTATCATCCAATGTTTTTCAGTTCTATCCCACCAAAAGACAGTCCCTTCTTGAACTCCTGATTCAAAGTCAATTGAAATAACTTTTTTATCAAACTGTTCAGTAAGGCGGGAAGGATTTATTAAACAGCGCCATCTTTTTTCTTGATCTGTGCCTTTATTTAAAGTTATCCATTCTGCTTGATATGAATTCTTTAATGCTGCATGAAAAGAATTATATTTACCAGTTACATTGCGATCATCTGCAGAATCATAACCTAAATAATTTACACGTTGTTTCATTCGATCTAAACCAGACATTCTTTTAATTGTTTTAACAATCCTAAACATTCAAAAATTAATTTTCTAAAAGCAAGATAATCATCTTCTCCTGTAAGAACTGTTAAAGCCTCCATTTTACATAATAAAGAAAATAAAATTGTTTGATCGCTTAACAACCTATTCATTCCACCAACTTCCAAAATTAAATTATGAAGAGGTGTTTCCCAGTCGCCACCTTCTTCACGAGAAGGAAGTAATTTAAATATTTGATTGATAATGCGGTCAATATTTTCAATTATAGCATCTTCCGCAATATCAATATCATATTTTAAAACCATAATCAGGTCTGCTTACTATTTTGCCCATGGTAGACTGGATTTGCCCATCGACAGTTCTAATTCTTCTTTTATAAATTCTTTGAAGATGTACACTATCTGCCTTTTGTGCATCTACAAGAACTTTTAATTTAGCCATATGATTAGCTTGTGAAGTAAACTTAAAATCACTACCAGAATACTTCATACGAGTATTCTCTGTTGTATCAAGTTGTTGACCTAACCATCCTATAACCATATTCAAAGCAATAATATTAATTTCTTCTAATGTAAGTTCTACATTAAAAGTCCCGCCTATCCATCCATAGGCGGGTACTTCTTTATCATTACTTTCTACACCTTCATATTCACCTAAATAACCCCAAGCACCTTCCTCATAATCAAATATATCAAAACGAGGAAACTCAAAACGAGGCAAATTATTTAATAATAAATCTTGTAACATCATATATGTATCTTCTTCAGTAAATTCCATATACATATCATCTGTAACGCGTGAAAAGAAAGCATCATATATGGTTAGAAATGAGGTTGGTTTATTTGGATTTCTTGGCATTTCTTCTTGCTTTACCATACCATACCTCACTTTCTTTTATTTTTTCTTTTCTACCACCTTATATTTTGGTGTTGCGGGAGCCTCGGTCCTACGCTCTTTGGTTTCTCCATTAGATGCTGTAGACGGGATCTCCGCACGTCTTTGTCTCTTATTCTCTACTTTAGGTTCTTCTTCTTCCTCTAAAGCATGATTAACACTTATTGCGCTGTTTATATTAAAACCAGTTGCCTTAGAAATTTCATCTCTCTTCCTAACATCGGGAATTTCTTCTTTAACAGCAATATTTTTTGCAATCTCTATAGCACCCGTAGGAGCAAAATCTAAGAAATCTTTTAACTGGTCTAATGTTCCATCTAAAAGTAAATTACGAATATCTTCCTCTGTATAATTGTATTCAGGCTCTACTTCCATATTTAAGAAGTCAAGAGCTTCTTGGCTTTCAACTACTAAAAGATTTTGTAGTATATATTCTCCGCCTGGCTGATATTGCAATTCCCGCAATTCATCCAATTCAATTTTCTTTGTCTCACCAGGACTAAAGTTTCTCCAAATCCCGCGATCAGGAATCTTATATCCTGTAAAACCATTATTTCTATTTCTAACAGAAATTAACTCTTTACCAGTCATAATATTATCTCCTTTTATCTCTATATATAAAAATATCGGGGAAGATAAAATCTTCCTTTATCTCCCCCATATTTTTATGTCAAATTACGAATTAACCCGTATAAGGTAAATCTACTGCTCTCTCAAGAGAAGTATTCTGATATACACAAATTGCGTTAGAGAAGATAGCACGAACACCAATCTTCTTGTAGATCTGAACCTCACGTGAACGATCATAATTTGTGTACTCGTCTACTATTGTGCCGCCTTCAAGAGCGATCTTAACAGGCTTTTCAGCACCAACAGGAATAATATAAGCAATCGAAGGATCAATTACTTTAACAAGGTTTGTTTCATCTTCATAAGACTGAGGAAGAACAATAACACTATGTCCCTTGTAGTTACCAATGTAACCATTATTCCACTTCTGGTTTCTCATTTCATCAGAAACCCAACCCTCTGCAGGTATAATTGTTGCTGCAAATTCATATGTACAGTAAATAGCAGATTTTCCATAACTATCAGCAATGCTAATAAGTCTATCCATTTCTACCTCAACGAAAGAACTTTGAGAAGACTTATTTGCAATCTGAATATTGTTGATTGCACCATGAAGCTGTTTCTCGATCTCAACATAGATACAAGCATCAAGACCTTCAAGAACGATGTCAAGAACGTCTGCGAAATCTACACGACCATCAAGGAACTCCTCAAAACCGATCTGAGCAGCGCCACCGATTGCGTTGGTCGTTACTTCGTAGCTCTGTCCATCAAGCTTGAATACTTCATAGAGACCAGCTAATCCAACTTTACCGATGAACTGTTTAGCACGTCTGCGAGAAGCCTGTGTAATCTTCTGTGTGAAGATAGGCTTGTCACCTTGATTAAATGTCTTAATCTCAGCGAACTGAGAATACTGTTCCATAACACGAGCAGGAAGAACATCTTCAATTGTCTGCTCCATTAATTCAAATACTGTGTTCTTATTTGCTCTATAAAGAGAATAAGTACCAGCAAGCTCTTTTAACTCGTCACGAAGAGTCTCATTTAACTCTGAGTAGCTAAAATTCTTATCTCCAAAGCTATAAGCAACAGGAGTAGAAGAATTTGCTTTAGCTACAGTCTTCGCTAATTTGAGTAAGTCATTAAACTGTAATGCCATAATCTTTTATCCTCCTATTCTTATTGTACTCTTTGAAGCTTAAGACCAGGCTGTCCGTCAGGCATTGTATAAACCTTGACAACAACCCAAACCATTCCCTCAAGAGGAGTTCCTGCTGTTGCAGTTACTTTCTCAAGTTGAAGAGTCTTTGTAGTTGTATTCTTCTTAGGCTGAAGTGTATCGCCAACTGCGTATACGTTTGCACCCTCAAGTGTCTTAACCATATTTGTTGTATAAATATCGCCTACATTTGTCTTGAAAAGACGAGGAGCGATACCATCCATGCGATATGGATACTCTGTGTGTCCTGTTTGTGTATGTGTACCTGCAGGATCTGTCCATGTAGTACTAGGTGTTACACCAGTAGTTGTAGAACCATCACCATAACCAGCTGTAGCAAGTTTAGAAGTAACATAATTGTCACCAACCCTAATCATTGCGAAGTCCTTATATGATGTTCTCCAGAATGGCTCATATAATTTAATTTCGTTGAAAACGAGCATAGGTTCTGCCATGCCAGTAGAATCATCAGCCGAAACTTTATTAGTCTTGTAATCATAGTACATAAATTCTCCATTCTGAAGAACTTTTACTGCACTATCAAGTGGAAGACTTGCGTAGATCTGTCCAGTTTTTTGAGCAGATAACTGATTAGGCTCTACCTGACCATAGCCATCTCTTGTAAATGCCATAGTTGTTATTCCTCCTTAATTAATTGCGGTTTTTTTCATGATCTTCTACTGCTTTTAACCATGCTGGAAGGTCGCTACTTTCAACACTGTCTAAATTAAAGGTCGTTACAGCAGGTGTCTGTTCCGCTTCAGAATCATTGTTTTCAAAATTAACTTTCTTTCTTACACAAATAACAGAAAGTTTTGCCTCAATATCATCTAAAGAATATTGAGATTTATTCTCAATTACGTCCTTCTTATCCTCGTCAGAGAGCATATAGAATTGAGCAATGAGAGCATCTTTTTCCTTGTCTTCTACTTCCTTTTTGAAAGAAAGTAATTCAGCATTTTGCTGCTCTAAAGAAGCATATTTGTCTTTGAGTTCATTAAACTTTTCCTCAAGAACCGAATACTTATCCTCGCCATCCGCTAATTCATTTTTAGTTGGCTTTTTCTTATCATCATCTTCTTCTTTATTATCATCTTCTTTAGCATCTTCGTTCTTGTTGTCTTCGCCTTCTTTATCATCTTCAGGCTTTTTATCTTCTTCTTCGTTTTTCTTGAACTCTTCTACATTATTTTGATTTTCAGTGCTTACCTGTTGTTCATTTTTGCCCTGTTCTGCTGTAAAATTTTCATTTTCTTCAGCAGGAGCTGCAGTCTGAGCCTCTGGAGCAGGATTCTCCATAAACTCTGACGTAGCAGGAGCAGTATTCTCAGGAGCCTGAACATCTTCGTTCAAAGTTGCCATTGAATTTCCTCCTTGTTCTTTTAATGAAAAAGTAAGCTCTTTCAATTCTTTCATCATAGAAAATAAAGTAGATGTGAATTCATCCGCCTTCAATGTAAAGCTAGAACTTACTTCTGGAGCGGTTACTGAAGAACCCTCGAAGCAAGGTTCAACGTCTTCTCCTAAAATACACAACTTAGAAAATATCGCGTCATTTATTATGAAAAACTCTATACCACGATTATTATCTGTTGACCAATGTCCCTTAAGAGTTTTTTCATCAAGTTCCATTGAATGAGGGCGACCTTCATTTATAACAGATTGTGCTTCTTTATACTGCTCTGTCCAAAGGTAACCTTCACACATTAAATACTCACGGAGGACTTTATTCCCAAAATCATCAGTATCCTCGAACTCTTTAAACCATATCTTCGTATCAGTAGGAACAAATCCATAAGGTTTAGTTAAACAATTAAATCTAAGACCGTCACCATCAATAATCATCTGATCACCATGATCACCAAAATCCTCTTTGTTTTCACTATAATACCCTACGATAGGTGTTCCAGGAAGGGTTTGAGCCATATTCGTAGCTACTTCTCTAGTGATGTAGCTACGATTACGATTTTCGCCCAAATATAATACTTTAACTTCACATTTTGAAATTAAAGGATTGACAGAAGTTATGTTAATAAACTCAGGGGATTTAATGGTAGCAACACTAAGACCACTCATTTTTCATCCTCCCTAATTCATTGATTCTCTATTAGCAATTGTTTTCTCTGACTTCTTGTCATCGTCTAATTCTTTCCTACCAGCACCTTCCTTTTCTTTTCCAGGTTGTGGTTGCTGTTGCTTATTACCTCCCGCTTGGTCACTCTTAACTCTGCTAAGAACATCACCATTCATAGTCGAACTCATAAGCGGTGGAATAAATACATTAACAAGATCTAATACATCATTCTCAAAGAATGCATTTGCTAATATGCTACTCTGACTCTGACCGAGAGCAATCTGCGGTAAGAATTTTGAATAACCTAACTGTGTCTGTTCTTTGTATAATTTTGCTAATTCTTTATAATTATAAATTGTTGTTGTTAATAATTGAACTCTGTATATAACTTTCTTTTTACTTTTATTATAAGGCTCTAACAATTCATTTAAAAATTGTTCAAATTGAAGCAACATATTATACAATGTAGCTTCATCATTCATAATAGATTTCTCAAGAGCAATATTACCATCGGTATTAAATTGCATTTGAGATATACCACCTTCATTATATAACTGACGTTCTACTCTTGCTAAATCATCAGATTGAGTTTCAGCTCTAGATGCATCCATACTTGCTACTTCAACATCTGCAAAAGTTGTAAGTACGTCAACTCCAATTGCTTTACTAAGCATTTGTACTGCATTATTATGTAACTGTTGTGCCTCATCGACATCAAATATTAATTCTCCATTTTTATCAAACGGCATCTTCTGCACAACAATCTTAAGCAATCTTTGCATTGTCTTCTTTTTATCTAAAGCTTGTGCCTCATCTAAATCAATAATAAGAGGAATAACAGAAATAAATGCTGGGTAATCTTCACCATTGGCAGTAAACTTTACTGTCTGTTTCGGATCTAATAAATACCATCCGCTAGTATCACCAGTAAATTCTGGAGGTAACTTACCTTGTTTATATAACATATAGCCTTTCTTTATTTCATCAGGAAATAAATTTAAGACTTTCATTTTTTGAGTAGTGTCTCTAAAATTCTCGTCAAAAAATTTCATGTTAAACTCAACTGCAGGTTTTTTGCCATAATTAAATCTACTACGACAATAATTTACAGGTAGCTCTTGTAATACTATACCTTCCGCTGTTGATACTTTATAACCATAATAAGCACCTTGTCGAATAACTTTCAAAGCAATTTCACCTAATGTCTTCTTAACTTCAAAATTATCAAGAGTAGTTAATGAACCATAAAAGCCCTCTAACATTTTCTCTTTCTTCATTTTTTCATCATTAACATAAGGTGTTACAAACCAATCGTATCTATACATAAAAGCCATATATCTGACTAAACGAGCATAAATACCACTTGTTTTATAAAAGAAATCACTTATCTCCCGCATGGTCTTTAAGTCATACGTATCAATCGCTCTTAAAACATTCTCTCTGTTAGCCAATCTAGGATTAATTTTATCAAGATTTCCTAATTTAAGAACGGCATCATCAAGTGTTTTTGCACCTACTTTGATTTTATTAAAATCAAGACTAGGTATTCCTGTATAACCTGTAGGTTGATTAAGGTTGGTATCTACTTGTCCTGCTATAATATTGAAACCCTTTGAATGGATCTCCTCTCTTCGATCACGCAATGAGACACCTCCTATTACTCTTCCTATTAAATATTATAACAAAAAATTAGTAAAAATGCAAGTCTTTACTAACTTAATGCTTTAATAATTCTAAATTATTAATAACCAGCTGCCCGCATTATGTAATCATAATCCATTAATCCTTCATCCCAATATGGGATGCAGATTAGAGTAATATTGTGCTTCGCACAATATTCTCTCTTTTGGGCATCATTATATTTTTGTTGGTATAAACCACGAGCACCACCAAATTTAGATTTAGCTTCATAGTGCTGGATTCCTTGAAACTCTATAAGAAAATCCAAATCACCATTATCATCAAAAACTGCGAAATCAAAACGCAACGGTCTTCCACTGCTTGATACTAAATCTGGAAAACTATATTCCTCTTTATATGCAAGACCTGCCGCATCTAATATATCACATATTTTTATTTCTCCTCGACTTGACTTCATACCAAAAAACTCCTTCACTAAATATAAATCAAAATATACCTAATATTTTTATCTTTTCTTGACCAACTTTATGAATAGAACATAAGGTCTGCAATATTAAATTTCTTACGTTTCCTTCTTTTATCTTCTTCTTTTTTAATATAATATAAACCATAAACGAAAGCAGAAAATTTATCCTTTTTAATACTCTTATTACTTTGTTTAAGAAGAATATTAACACCTTCATTTTCTTCAACCAAATTCAACATTTGTTCACGAAGAACTGATGTAAGAACAAATGGCTGAAGATATTGATTTCTTTGATCAGCATTCATATTCTGACCAACTTTTGTTTGTAATAACTTTGACTTCGCGGCAGCCTCATCTATGAGGAATTTTACCTTCCCGCTAGCCATTTGAGTCTGAGCATAAGAATAAGCCTCTGTATTAATAGGCGCATTAGCTTTTATTAAATACAAAGCATTTTCTTCAACACCTGGACCCTTAATCTTTTTATAAAGTTCCATAGTATCTTCCGCAGTTCCATCTTCTACTCCAAATGGAGGAAGATCATCTCCTGTTTCAGGATCAATTTGAGATTTGGTCATAAAATCTATAAGACCTACACCAAGACCATTAGCATCAATTGAAATTATTCTTGCTCTATATTTATAATATAACTTTTTCAAATTAATTGCTTGCACTTCAAAATCTTCTGCTTCATAAGTATAAAGATTAACAAGAGTTTTTAAATCTGTGCCTTGTGGTTGAGGAGTAGATTTCCATACACATACCTCAGTAGTACATCCAATACGACCTACGTCCACACCAAGTACATAATAAGCAGTTTTTGATGACCTTCCGCTATATTCATGTTCAGGTTGAAGCAATACTCTATGCTTATCAAACTTTTCTGCAGAATAAAATGCATTCTCTACATCACCAGACCAGATACTTCTATACTCACGATCAAATGAATCATCATTATAAGTACCTTGTAATTTTAATTGATCTACAAAGTCTTCATCCAATAAACCTTCTTTAACAGGTGTCTCATAAGTTCCACCCATTATCATAGCTTGGTCTGGGTCAATAACACTCATAATTAATAATTCAACAAGTTTATCATAAGCAAAGGAATTTTTCCATCCCGCAGTTGTAATATATATCTGACTTTTGTTAATAACTTCTTCTTTATGACGAGATCCATCTGGAAGTAATCTATCTACGTTTGTTGTAGGAATAATAACTTCATTAAGAATATCTCCATCAATAAGGACACATTCCTCCATAAGTCCGCCAGTACGACGTTGACCTCTCGAAGATTGCCTTGCCGCAAGAATATCAATAGTAGATCCATTCTTAAAGACATACTTAACATCATCTTTAGACTTTTTAGAAACACCTCTATCCCAGTTAATTTCATTATTCAATGCTGGAATAAGTTTACATATTTCTTCAATCTTTGCTATTGTAATACTTGCCGCCTGTTCTTTACCACCAGTAGTAACAAATAATTGAGAACCAGGATAAAGAATACATCTTAACATCAAAACCATCATAGATAAAAATGACTTTGAATAAGCACGTGGGAATGTTGCATAAACATATCTATGACGCATGACAATCCGCAAAAATATCCTTTGATAAAAATAAAAATGGAAATTATGTGGGTTGTTATCCTTCAACATAAAATCCACCAAAAGATCTG